ACAATGAAGCCAGTTTACATGACAAAAATTGCTTCATGACTATTACGTATGATGATGCGCATTTGCCAAAGGATGGCAAAATTAATAAAGATCACATGCAGCGTTTTTTAAAACGTCTGCGTCACACTGGTCAATTCCGCTATTATGCGGTCAGTGAATACGGTGGAAAAACCCAAAGACCCCATTACCACGCCATCTTGTTCGGACAAGACTATCTTGCGGGTAGTAATGTTCCGATTAATTCTGAGCTTTATACTGATAGCGCTTTATCTGATTGCTGGGGTTCCGGAAGCGTTATCCTGGCTCCGTTCACTATGGCTACTGCCTGCTATGTAGCGGGCTATGTGTCTAAAAAGATCGGCGATCATGATTCATTTCACCTAATGTCTCGTCGTCCTGGTATAGGTCACAACTACTTGAGTCCGGCTATGATCGCATGGCACAAGTCGGACAGGAAAAACTATGCCATGCTCTACAATGAACGGCGGCACCTGCCGCGTTACTACAAAACAAAAATTTTCTCCAAGATTGATCTCGTGCGGATTGCGGTACGAGATCAAAAAGCCTTATTTAAACAGGCTGTTAAATGGGTCCGGTCGCCTGCGATGCAGCGACAAAAAGACCCACTAGCGTATAGAGCCGAACAACTTAAACGGCTCGCTCAAAATATCTCTGGAAAATGTAAAATCAACTTAACAATCTAAAAACAATGGGTAATTTCTCTGGCTTCAAGGACGTGCAATTAAAAAAACCTACACGGTCCGCTTTCGATCTCTCGCACCAAAAACGCTTAACTATGCGTATGGGACAGCTTGTCCCTGTCTTCGTTTCTGAGTGCGTTCCTTCTGACTCCTTTCGTGGTTCTTCTGAAATCTTACTTCGGCTGGCTCCGCTACTCGCTCCGATTTACGATTCTATCGAATTATTCGTGCATTATTTCTTCGTTCCAAATCGGTTACTGTGGGAGGATTGGGAGGAATTTATAACAGGTGGACGCCTTGGCGTCGGTGTCGATCCTGTTTCTGCACCAATCCCTCCCTATATCGATATCGAAGACGGGATGACTCTTTCAGCTGCTCACTTTGGCAAGGGTTCCCTTCTCGATTATCTCGGCTGCCCTGACTTCACGGTTCTCGATCCTACTCCTGCGTCATGGGCCGATAGGACCATCGACGCGATGCCTGCTCTGGCTTATCAACTTATCTACACTGAATACTACACGGATCGTAATTATCTCCCGGATGACTATTTGACTTATCCGTTTGCTTCCGGAGCTGTGGACCCCGCTATCTACAATCGTATTCTTGGTTTGCAACTTCGTTGCTACACGCACGACTATTTCACGTCGGCGCTTCCCTTCACTCAACGCGGGGAAGAAGTTCTTCTTCCCGTCGGTCTCTCTGGTTTCGCTCCCGTCTATGTTCCCGGTACTGTCGGCGATAACGTTGTACTAAGTGGTACTCGTAACGCTGCACCTGAACCTTTCGGTGTTGCAGTGCGCGCCGATCTCCCTGTATCTCCTATCGATCTTTATATCGATGGTGCTGACTTCGACGGGTCCTCAACTTCTATAAACGACTTCCGTGCTGCCTACGCTCTCCAGGTATGGCTCGAACGTAATGCTGTCGCTGGATCACGCTACACTGAGTCAACTCAGGCTCACTTCGGCGTAAAACCTCAGGATATGCGCTTAAACCGTCCCGAATACATCGGTGGCGGACGTATTCCGGTATAAATCTCTGAAGTCGTTGCAACTGCTTGGTCTTCTGATGGAACTGGTGAAGTTCCCCAAGCTAACATGGCTGGCCACGGTCTAACCTATGGTAACACAAATCAATTCAAGTACTTCTGTACCGAACACGGCTTTATCATCGGGATCTGTTCTATCATGAACAAACCGTCTTATCAACAAGGTCTACCCCGTATGTTCCAACGTAAGTCATTCCTTGACTATCCCTGGCCTACTTTCGCCAAGCTTGGCGAGCAGACTGTAGAGAAATACGAGCTGTATGCCAATGTCGCTAACCTCACAGAAAATGTCGATGGGGTTTATCCCCTGTTCGGCTATCAATCTCGTTATGCTGATTGGAAACAGATTATGAACTCTAATCATGGCGACTTCCATGATGATCTAATGTTCTGGACTGCTACCCGTTCCTTTTCATCTTCTCCCACTTTGGGGGAGACGTTCTTACAATTCGATCCTACGACTGTAGATCGGATGTTCGCTGTTCAGGAGAGCGGCGTTTCTAAGTTCTGGTGTTATATCAACAATCAGGTCTCGGTACGCCGACCTCTCCCCTACTTCGGTACTCCCAATACTCTTGGCTTCTAATATGAGACTATATCCTAAAGTCGCCATTGTTGGACAGTCCTTCGCTGGCGTTCCCTCTGTTACTGTCCCTAATCAGTCTATGACTCTTAAGGACATCATTGCTCGCTTCATCCGTCGTGAATCTCTTCCTATTGGTAATAGTCAGACTATGTACGCCGAGGGTCTCGGCGACCTTGAAAAAATGGCTTATTCTGATATCACTGTGCAAATGGAAAAAGCTGACTGGATTCGCGAGAAATTGTCTCGCTCTTCTTATCACGTTGTCGACGGTCAAATAGTATCTAAACCAAAACCGTCAAGCCCTGCGCCTACAAGCGACGCCTCGTCGCGTCATCAGACGGAGTCGTCGCAGGCATCATCCCCACAGCCACAAAATGGCTGAATCTGCCGGGGGCAGGGGGGCGGCGAGCGCCCCCGTCTAACGTTATCGGCTACCGATACACTTTACAAAAGCCTACCCGTTTCGGGTGGGCTTTTTTTATGTCCGCGCGCACGTGAGCGGACATCTACTCCGGGGCGAAAACCCTGAACGATGCCCACGAGGAGGCCCGCACATGCAGACCGAGGACAAGCGCAGCGCGAACGACGTCGATACGTAGGGTGTCACCGCAGTGGGTTAGGACAGGTCCCCGGTTTTCGCGTCCGGTCTCAAATCAAAATTTATTTTGATTACAATATGTAACATTTATGTTACTGTGTGTCACACACACATAGGGTGTTAAGGAGGAACTGCCTTAAGCAAAGTAATCTACTTGATTTACTTTGCTAAGTGACACCAAACACTTATGTTTGTGTCATGAATAAATCAACAAAAAACGTAGTAGAGGCACAAGGTGCTGAAACTCAATCAACTACCGAACAAATCGAGATCAATGCTGCTAATGTTGAGAAATGGATCAAAACCGATCTTGGGTTTGCTCTCAACCTTCTAAATGCAATCTATACTGATCCGGATATGATGGCTTCCCTCGCTGGGTTCATGCTCGGCCGTGTCCAGAATGCTAAGCTCAAGAAACAACAACAAAAAACAGAGTAATCATGTGGGCAGGCATAGTCGCTGGTGTTCTAGCCCTAGCTGGTGCTGTCATCGGAGGTATTCAACAAAATCGTGCTAATAAAAAGATGGCTCAGTTCCAAGCTGATGCCAATGAAAAATATCAGGCACAACAAAATGAGTATAACAAGCCACTCAATCAGATGCTACGCTTCCAAGAGGCTGGCCTCAATCCTAACCTTATCTATGGTCAAGGTTCACCGGGTAACCAAACTGCTGCGCTTCAATATCCTGACGTTAAACCTGCAAATTATCAGGCTATCGACCCTTCACAAGCTATTGGTCTGTTTAATCAAACTCGACTTGCTTCTAGTCAGGTTCAAGCTCAAAACGCTTCTACCCGTCAAAAACATGCTCTTACTGAACTCAATAAGCTCCAGACTAAGGTTCTCGAAAAAAATCCTGCGTTGGACGATGCGGGGTTTAAGGCTATAATCGATGGTCTCAAGGCTTCTGCTGAGTTAAAGTCTGAGCAGTCAACTGGTCAAAAGATTCAAAATCAAGTAAGCGAAGCGTCTTCAGGTCATGCTGTATCCAAGGTATTCCATGAGGTGCAACTACTTGAACAACGTTTCCGACTTGGTCAAATGGATGAGAAACTAAAAACGGAGGTGCTAAAATCTAAAGAGTTCCAAAACGCAATTCAGGAGATTAACAAAAAGCTCCTACAAGACGGGGACATAGCTCCCGGTCACATCTTAATGTTCTTACAACAACTTCTATTAAAATCAATGTAAACTATGAGACACAAAAGAGGTTGCGGCGGTCGCCGCAACAAACGTCATGGACGTGGTCAACGGCTCGGTACTTATAAAATGTCGAGAGGGGGGATTAAACTATAAACGCTATGAAGAAATTAGCGATTTGGTTTTAACTGATATAAATTCAGATACGAACATAACATTGGCGAACGGC